TGAACGCCATCAATGGCGCCTTTTATTTCTGTTACAGCTGCACTAAGTAAGCTGTGTTTTTCTGCTAATTCTGTGATCTGAGCGTTAACGCCCTTGCTAAAAGTTTCTACAGTTTCTTTGATTTCTGAAACCTGTAATGAATTTGCCTCTGTAGCCTTGCTAAGAGTATCTGCAAAGAATCCCTTTAGGTCTACTAGCATTTTTGCAAAATCAGGTTCTTCGACTTCAACTGCAGCAGGTGCTTCAGAAGCATCTACTGACTTAAAGACATCTACAGAAGCAGAATCAGCATCTTCTGCTTCAACAGCAGCTGGTGCTTCTTCGACGACAGGTGCGTTAGCATCTGCCATGGTCTCTTCAACGACTACAACTTCTTCAACTGCTGGTGCTTCTGCAACTGGTGCTTCTGCTGCAACTGAATCTGTACCGTGTACGTTTAGTTTTTCCACTTCATTACCTCCTTGTACGTTTGCCTGTTTTGCTATTGTTTGTGTTGCAGGCAACGGAACTCTTGACTTCTTGAATGAAGCAAGAATCTTATCTATCTCTTTTGATTTATTTATGTCTGAGCTTTCAACCCAGCCAATTAGCGTCGCTTCTTTTCCTGTAATTGGAGAAGAATATGTCTTGTCTGTTGAGATAAAAACAGAATCGCTATCTTCGCAATAAAAAATATTTTCAGTAATAATGCCAGCAGCCATGCCTTTAAATATAAGTTCGCCATTCATCTTTTCAATAGAAATAATGTTGCACATTTCGTTTGCTGGTGAATCAACAATTGAAAGTTCAACTAGGTCATAGTTTTTAATGAATCTTACTGATTCGCCTGTTGACTTATTAACTTCATTGTCTGATTCTTTAATTTTTCCGCCAATTGAGAAACCTGAAAGTGTTCCGTCAAGGACTTTTTCCCAGGTATCTTGTGCGCCTTTAGAAATATATGTTGTTACAAAAACGCCGTTATAAAAATTTTGTGTTTTTTGATCATAATAGGTTTCTGGCTTAAATGAAATCATCTTGCCAACTGCTATTGATCCATGCATCTCTCTAATGTTGCCACGGAAATTTTTAAATGCGTTTAAGCTTGCTTCTGCCGTAACAACGTCACCAGTTTGGTCTACGTTATCTAATGTAGCAAATCCAGATACAGTTCTGTTCTCCCTGTTTACTTTTGTAAAGGGGACAGCTAAGTGAATGTTTTGGCCATCGCTGGACCATTGAGCTTTTTCAATGTTCATATGCTTAATTTTATACTTATATACCTAAAAAGGCAAATCGTGGTTGATTAGATTTAGTCGACTTGATTTCCATCACCTTTTGCATTTCTGCCTTCCCCAGATATATCTGGGGAATTTGCAGATCTTTGAGAATCTCTTGTTCTAGTTTTCCCAGCAGTAGCCTTTTGATCAGCAGCCTGCTGTGGCTTTAATTCTACCATTTCATCTCCGCCATCTACAGGAATCATGCCCTTTCTAATTCTAACTTCATTAGGGGTAATTACCTGCATGCGTAAATATCTCTCATCTATCTTAGACTGAGTATCTTCATCTGTAAGCGTAAGTTCTTCAAATTTAATTTTGAGGGCATCTGTCTTTTCTTCAATAATTGCATTAATTCTTTTTTCAAGTCTCATCTGAGCTGGACGACAAACTTGCTCTTTAAATGTTTTGTCAGCATCTCTAGCATTTGCAAGTGATACTCCTTCTGGGACACCAATTTTATTAATTGGAACTCTGTGGGCTAAAAGGATTTCGTCTCTATTAGCAAGACGGTATTTATTAAATGATGACTCTTGTGTCCCAGCTTCCACTGGCTCCATTTTAAACTCAACCTTTTGGTCTGGAGTATCTGCTGGAAGTGGAATATAAAGAGATCTATGGTTCTTGCCCTTTAAACCTACTTGGAAAAACTCAAGCAACTTTCTTTCTGATTCTGGAGAAAGCTTAGCGCCCTTGACAGTGATTATGTATCTTGGCACCGCTTTATTTTCAAAGTAGTCTAAGTTGTATCTTCCAGAAAACTCATTTCCTGCTAAAGCCATTTGTGCTGCTACAACATCTGGGATGCCGTAGTAGTTGTTCATTGGGGTGTACTTCTTTAAATGAATAATTTCATTTGGTCTATCTTCAACATCTCCAATTGGATTAGGGGTCTCTAAATCTCCAAAGTTTCTGAAGAATACTGCCTTACCATAAAGCAATTGCATAAATCCGTCACGAAGTCTTCTAACTCTCATTGTCTTTGCTGGTATGTGGCCAATATAACCAATATCTCCAGCAGTTGTTCTACCAATTTCTATATAGCCATTTCCAGTTGCTTCTAGATCCGTGTATACTTTAATTAAAGTTTCAGTAAAAGTATCTTCATCGTTTGTCGAATCTAACCAGTCTTGTAGATCTTGCTTTAGTTTATTTAACTTTCTACGTGCTCTTTCAAGCTGTCGATCATCAGTAATTGCATCAATAGCATCATTAGTTTTTCTTGTTTCCATAAAGGAATATCCAAGCCCAACTATATTTGCAACCTTTGCATTAATAGCAGCGTAGTTATAAGTAGAAACTTCATAAATTTGTGATAAATATTCTAAGTTATATACTGGCTGGACAAGATCAAACATAGCATAACCAGTAACTGCCTGCTGAAGAAGATTCTGCTGTGTTCCAGATCCATCCTTACCAGTAAAAGATTTTGCAAAGTCTCTGTTAATTTTTCTTTTAAAGTTTGTGCCTAAGCCTCTTACTTTTTTTAAATCATCTAGGCCAACAGCAAACGGATCAACGTGTTCTTTTTCTTTTTTAAATGAAAATATATCTGAGCTATTTCTAATAACTACTTCTGAAACTTCTTCAGATTCATCATCTATAAAATGTGTCATTTTACTGAACCGCCTCTTAGTACTGAATCTTTATACTCTCCAATGTCTAATGGGTCTGGAGTTAATCCCCACTTAAGTCTTTGATTTTGATACTCAAATTCTTCGTCATCTATTTTTCGTCTTCCAGCCAAAAACTTTGGCTGTCCTTCATAAATTCCATAGTGTCTTACTGCATCAGCAAGCGTTGCCATTCTAGAACGGTTTCCTTTTTTAGATGTTATTGACAGGAAGTTTCCATCATCGTCACCAATCCATCGGCCATCTGGCATTTCCCAGACGTAAATACCTAGAGTGGTTTCTTCAATGACTTCAGTTTTTTTATTTAAGATGTCCATATGTATAATAGTTTACCATTAGTATTAACCAAAGTCCAGTTTTTGTACTATGAATTGACAAAAATTTTAATAAATTGTTAGGATGTCGTCAAAAGATCTGGTATAGTACGCCGTATTGTTTACTCCGCTAGCATCTTCTGATATCTGCAATCCGCTTTCTTCTACTATAGAGGAATTGTCTGAACAATACAGACTATAGTTATTTATTATCTGAGCCTGAGTAAATTGACCCTCATAAAATGCAATATTGCTATATAGATTAAATCCACCGCTCTGTGAATCGTCTTGGTTTTGATTAAACTTAATATTAGACGCTGGCTCATCTAGGGTTATGACCACATGATGAAGAATGTCTGATAAAAGCACATTGTATATATTTGTCTCTAATGTCCTATTTACACCGTTTATATATATAGAGTTTATTCCAGTAGAAGATATTAGTCCGTTTGAATTCCAGCCAAATTCTGCATTATCTGAGGAGAACAAAACATTATTTCCGCCGTCTGGAGAAAAGAACATCTCAACTGTTTGTGGCTCAAGCGAAAGCTCCACAGAAAATCCATGACCATCAATCATTCTTAATCCGTTGTACTCATTTTGCATTCTTATTGGATAATTGTATTGTCCCAAAGAGTAGTCAAAGTCTGAGTATATTCTATTTCCGCTGTTGTCAGAATAAAAGTCTTTATCTGAATAAAAGTCTATATCTAGTCTATCAAAGTATGGAATATCAAAACTAGAGTCTGTTGTTGTAACAGTCACCCTTAAATCTAGGATCTCGCTATTTAAATTTTGATTTTTATTGTAATACGGTATAGGTGAATTGTTTGTACACACCGCCCAATCTTGTCCTGGAACTTTCTACATCTTGCCCATAGGTGATTAAAGAAGAAACAATTGCTTGGGGATTAGTTATATATAGCGTTTCTTCAAAAGAAAAAGATTTTGATTCTGCAAGCTCTGTTTTTTCAAATGTAAGTCTAGACCTTATCTGATCGTAGTATGCATCTCCAGATATAAATCTTTCTAGGCCCTTAATGCCAGGATACCTATAAGATAAAATTGGTCTAATGGTAACAGCATTTAATGAAAATAGTATTCCCGCTTGTGAATAAACTATTTGAGAATGCTTTGTTTCCTTATATCCAGCAATATAATGTGCATTTATTCTATTTGATGGTAGCTCATATGTGTATATAGAAATTCCATCTACAATAAACTTTTTCCCAGTATTAGCTGGGCCTAAGCTCAAAGATAGTGTATCGTTAGAAAACTTTACGCTTTCAGTAAAAGTTTTTTCGTTGACTATGCTACCGTTAACGTATAGGGACATTTTGGTTTTAGCAAATACTGCTACTACATGAGCCGCTTGCTTTCTAGATATTTTGTGCTCTAAAGAATTAGATTCATTTACTTTAAATACAATATTCTCATTGTTATAGAATATTCCAAGATTATTTGTGACGTCGGCAAATACTGGGTACTCTCCTAGATCTGATGAGTCTGGCTTAAACCAAAGCTCTATGGAAAATGCATCGTCTGGATACTGGTTAGTTGCAATACCTGGTGCTTTTAAAGCTATGCTTGCATTGTCGTTTATTTCTGTGCCACGAATTCCTGCGGCAACAATTGGCAAAACTTCAAAATCAGAAGATCTTATAGCAAAACCGTCTTGTCCATTTCCAGAGTAGTCAAAAATTGGAAGTCCTGCGACTGCGGCATATGATACACCGTTATCTTTTAAATCTTGATATGTATCATATTGAGATGTTAAACTAGAATAAGAGCTAACTGTTCCAGACTTAACTTCGTCTAATAAGAAAAAAGCTACTGGGTGATCCTGTAAGACACTGTATTTGTATGACATGCCTTATCTCTCTTCTAGTGCTTGAACTCTCGCTGTAAGCTCTTGTATTGCTTTAATTAATGGAGAAACAAATTCTTCATATCTCAGCGCTTGGTCTGAGTTTTCGTCGTCTTTGTCTATTTGAACCCATCCGCCGAAATCTTCTATACCAGACTCATCTAATGTCTGCTTAACCTCTTGTGCAATTAAACCGTAGTGTGTTCTGGCTCCTGGTATAGAAACATATTGTCCATCTACCAATTCTTGGCTACCCTCAATAAATTTGTAACTTACTGGATTTAGACTATTAACAAAATCAAGGCCTAGTGTAGTTGGTTGTATTTCAGTCTTAAGTCTTTGATCTGATGTTACAATTGTTCCAGTATTTGAATAAATTGTTTTCCAATATCTTGCTACAACACCTGTTGTTCCGTTTGCTGGAGTTCCTATATTAAAAGCGTTTGATCCAGAAGGATACCAGTCAGAAGTTACGCCATAATCAAATGTAAGTGGTTCTGGGTTTAGGGCAACCGTAAATGCAATAGGGTCTAAGTTTGCTTGTGCTCCTGGTGCACCATTGGCGCCAGGCAAACCTTGAGCTCCTCTTGGAATTGTAAAATTAAATACAGCATTTTGATTGTTACCAGTATTTACAACAGAAGCATTGGTGCCCGCTGCGCCTGTTATAGTGTTGCCAACCGATACAGTTGTTGGCCCAGGTATTCCTTGATCTCCCTTGGCGCCCTGTAGGCCTCTTGGAAGTACCAAATTCAAAACCTGTGACGGAGAGGTGCCTGTCATGGTTGCACCATATTCGGTTTCGTTTGCTCCAGCAGCTACTGTTCCTATTGTAATATTTGTAGATGGTCCTGGACCACCAATAACTCCATCTAATCCAACTGGTATGGCTATATCTAAAATAGCATTTGTTGCTGTTCCAACATTATTAACTATTGGGGTTGATCCATTTGGTAAAGCGGTTACTTCTCCAATTGTTATTGTTCCAGCGGGACCTTGTGGGCCTGGGTTTGCATCAATAAAGTCAGCTATGTCTTTTGCTAGCAAAGATATATCTTTAGGGACATCTGGGGAATCCGTATAGTCTGGGAAATGAAAGCTGTGCTGATTGGGAGTTGTACTCATTTTTTAATTATACCACCGATTATTTTTTATATATGTGGGCTGGGCTCATGTATCTTGTGCCAGAAGTGATAGTTTTAACCTCATGAATAAATGGCTCCTGAGAAGGGAATATTATAAGGCTGCCAGCTTTTGGCTTGATAGTAACATTTTGATTTGGGAAATGTATTTCTCCACCCTCATAGTCATCATTTAGGTATGCGACAAGTGAGAAGGCTAAATCAGTATTACCATCTTGTCCATCAAAATGGGGACCCATTGACTGTCCTTCATACCATTCTTTGATAGGAATTCTATTAAGGTCTAGTTTATATACGCTTGTATCAATGCCTAGGCCCTGAAAATATCTTTCAGTGCACATCTCAAAGGCCATTATTAAACTATTTGCTATATATAAAGTTTTACGATCAACTATCTCAGATCCAGTTGTTTCCTTTAATGCCTCTCTATTTACATACTTTGTTTTTCCGTAAACAAGCGATTGATCATTGCTAGCTGTCCAATTTTCCCATTTTGAAATTCTTGAATAGGAATCTGACTCATTGTCAATTGCATTGATAAAGCCAACAAGCTCTTCTGGGTAGCTAATTACATTTTCCCAGTAATGAATTTCTGGATGAATTGGCTGGTAGTCAAACATTATGTATTGCTTAAACGGAACATCACCTTGCATTATTCAACTTCCTTTGCTGGATACTTTTCGCCACCAGATGTAATTCTTAGGCCTTCTTCTCTAATTGCTTCCCACTCTTCTTGTTCTTTTTTCTGATAAGCTCTTACCTCTGCTAATTCTGCAGCCCATTTATCTCTTAGCTCTTGTGGATAATCTGATTCTTCACGATCATCCCAGAATGAACCAAGTGTGTATCTAATTGCTTTCTTTACTGTTGTTACTTCATGAATATTGTGAAATCCTCCAGCAAATGTTGCGAGTTTACCGACTTCTGGAATAATAGTTAGTCCATGCTTAAAATTTAAAACACCGTCTTCAAAGTCATCATTTAGATAAATAAATGTTGCATATCTACTTCTGGTAAATGCACCTGAATTTCCATCATTGTCTGTGTTGTCTGAATGCATATTAGCAAACGCTCCTGGTGCCCATCTTTGAGAATGAAAACTAATTTGAGACATTTGCTTTGGATCCTTGCCAGCCATTTCAGCTGTTACCTCAATAACTTTTTCTTTTAGTACGTCAAAAAAATCTCCTGGCAAACCGCAAGCAATGGTGTCTGGATCATTTGTTTCTGGCATACCAGAAGAGTATGACTCATAAAATGATATTGGCATCCATTCAAGGTCGCCTTTTTCCATTTTAATATTCAAAACTTTAATAACCGCAGCACATTCTTCTGGGGTTAAAAAGTTATCATAGGTAACAACATCTGTTTTATGTCTAGTTATATTAACATTTTCAAACATTACATGCCACCTTCGTTTTTGGGAAAGTTAATCTCTTCAAAAGTAACGGGCTTTCCGTCTTTTAGATATCTCATATTTCTTGGATCTTCTTGCTCAACTCTTTCAAGCT